CCAGCCCTTCCCCCCCATGAGGGTGCGGGGGAGCCAAGGGGCGTAAGGGATCGGAGTCTTTATGGCCACTCAAGGCCCAAATGAGAAGGCTGTGCGCTCCACGTTGCGCCAGCTCGAGATCTCTGTCGTCGACGATGCTCGAGGTCGCCTTGCGGTGACTCTTGCGAAAGCTCTCGACGGCGACGCAGGGATGGCGACAGCTGCCATCTCGCGTGAACTACGGGCAACGCTGTCAGAACTGGAAGGTCGCGGCAATGGCGACACCGATGACGATCTCTCAAAGTTCCTTGCTGAACTGTCCGCCCCGATGGTCGACACCACGAACCGACCGCCCAACGCTAGGTGGGAAAGTCGCGCAGATCGCTGAGCTTCTCGGCACACCTCTGATGCCATGGCAGCGACACGTTGCTGACATCGCCTACGAACTCGACGAAGACACCGGCCGACTTGCCTATCGAGAAGTGCGCCTCACCGTTCCTCGCCAGTCCGGCAAGACGACGCTGATGCTGGCGGCGATGACTCACCGCTGCATTGCGATGGGCAACCGGCAGCGGATCTTCTACACCGCACAGACCGGCAAAGACGCACGACTCAAATGGGAAGACGAACACGTCCCCGTACTTGAGCGCTCGGCGCTCGGCAAGCTCATCCAGGTGCGACGCACCAACGGCAGTGAAGCGATTCGCTGGGACAACGGCTCGATCTGGTCGCTGCTGGCCACCACCGAAAGCGCCGGCCACGGCGCACAGGCTGACCTCGGCGTTCTCGACGAAGCGTTCAGCTACGTCGACGACCGCCTCGAGCAAGCAATGAAACCGGCAATGGTCACGCGCCCTCAGCCACAACTGTGGATCGTCTCCACCGCCGGCACCGAAGACTCGCTCTACCTGAACGAGAAGATCGACGACGGTCGCATTCGTGCTTCGTCCGGGCAGACCTCTTCGGTCGCCTTCTTTGAATGGTCAGCACCCGAAGACGCTGAGATCAGCGACCCCGACACCTGGCGTGCGTGCATGCCGGCGCTTGGGATCACCGTGCCGATCGAAGCCATTCGGTCTGACTTTGAATCGATGCGTGAACCTGAGTTCCGGCGCGCGTATCTGAACCAACGCCAAGATCGAGCAGCTGCTGCACCGTGGCAGATCATCAGCGAAGAAGACTGGAAAGCCTGCGCCGACACCTCAAGCGCAATCGCTGACCAGCCGACCATCGCTCTTGATGTCACACCTTCACGCTCGATGGCGTCACTGTGCGCCGCTGGCACTCGCTCAGATGGCGCAGCCCATGTCGAAGTGATCGGCAACCGACCAGGCACCTCATGGGTGCTGGATTGGTTCGCCGCCGAAGATCGTGTGCGCACCTATCGAACCATCGTGATCGACCCGGTATCGGGTGCGAACTCGCTGGTGTCTGATCTTCGCAACCTTGGCTTGCAGATCGTCGAGGTTGGCACACGGCAAATGGTTGCCGGCTGCGGCAAGTTCTACGACCTCGCAACGCAAGGCACCTTGCGCCACATTGACCAGGTGCCGCTGAACGCTGCGGTCGCTGGATCAAAGAAACGAAACCTCGGCGATGCGTGGGCATGGCATCGACGCGATAACAGCGTCGACGTGTCACCACTTGTCGCCGCAACTCTTGCACTGCAGGCGCACGTTGCGCCCGAGCTGCGTCCGCAGGGAACCCCGCAGATCGTCGACCCTTGGAGCCTGACTGATGAGTGAACTACTCACCACCATCGTCGAGCTCATCGGCGCTGCACTCATCGTGGCTGGTGTCGCGATGCTTTCAATCCCTGCCGCATTGATCGCCGCCGGCGTGCTGGCGATCTGCGCTTCATTCCTGGTGGCTAACCGATGAGTATCTTTGCAAAACGCGCGCTGAATCCTGACCCAGTGCGCACCTCCGTGTGGCTGCCGACGACCAACTGGTCAGGCGAATCAATCACCGAGTCCACCGCCCTCGAGGTCACAGCCCTCATGGCGTGTGTGTCGCTGATCGCCGACTCTGTCGCATCGCTGCCTATGCGTGGCATCCGCCACGTTGGCGATCGCACCGAGCCAGTGCAGATCCCTAAGTGGATCGACAGCTCGACCGAACACACGCAGTACGAACTCATCCACATGATCGTGACCTCGCTTGCCCTGCACGGCAACGCGTACATCTACGTCGACCGAGACGTGAACACAAACGCCCCGATCATGCTGACACCGCTGCACCCGACGAACGTGCAGGTCAACATCGTCAACCGCCAGCGGTACTACACGACGAACGGCATCGTCATCGATCTCAACAACATGCTGCACTTGCGCTGGTGGACACCGCCGCAATCTGCAGTCGGTCTGTCACCGATCGAGATGCAGCGCAACACCATCGGCCTCGCACTCGCTCAGGCACGCTTCGTCAACCAGTGGTACTCCGAAGGCGCAACGCCTTCGTCGGTGCTCGAGGTCGACGGCGACATGACCACAGACCAGGCGAAGGTTCTGCAGGCAACGTGGGAAACCTCACATCGCCGCAAGCGTCGCCCTGCCGTTCTTACCAACGGCATGAAGTGGAAGCCAATCACCGCCTCGGCTCAGGACATGGAACTGGCCGAGTCTCGTGAGCAGACGATCAACGACATCGCGCGCATCTTCCGTGTGCCGAACTACATGATCGGCGCACGCGGCGACTCACAGACCTACCAGAACAACGAATCCGCTGGCATGCACTTCGTCACCTACACGTTGCTGCCGTGGCTTGTGCGCATCGAGCGCGCGCTAAGCGGTCTGATGGTTGCACCTCGCGAGATCAAGTTCGACACCTCAGCGTTCCTTCGTGCCAACACCACCGAACGCATCCGTGCCTATCAAAGCGCAATCATGTCGGGCATCTTGACGCCGAACGAAGCGCGTGAGCGTGAAGGCCAAGAGCCCTATCCAGGCGGCGACGAGTTCGTCATGGTCCTGCCAGGCGCGATCGTCGCAGGCACAAGCGAAGCGCAACCGCCAGTCGGCACAGACGCTGAGCCACCGATCCGATGATGGAGATCGCAATGACCGAAGAGCTGAACCAAGACACGGCGCAGGGGCCTGTCTCTGAGCCAATGGATGAAACCATGCCCGAACAAACCCCTGTTCGCTACACCGCCGTAGAGATCGAGAACCGCCGCATCGGCGGTCGCGATGTCGAGTTCCGCACCGTTGAGGTCGACGGCCTGCAGCTTCGAGCTGTAGAAGCCGACACCGAGATGCCGATGCGGTTCGCTGGTTACGCCGCAGTTTTCAACTCCCCATCGGAGCCGCTGCCCTTTATCGAGACCATCGCCCCTGGTGCGTTTCGTCGCTCGCTGAAATCAGACAGCGAGAAGCGCATGTTCTTGAATCACAACACCGACCAGGTGCTGGCAAGCACACGCTCTGCGACGTTGTCGCTCAGCGAAGATGATCGTGGTCTGTACGTCGAAGCCGAACTTCCCGACACCACCTACGGACGCGACCTCTCAATTCTCATGCAGCGCGGCGATGTGCACTCGATGAGCTTCGGCTTCTCGGTGCCTCGTGGCGGCGACTCATGGTCTGAGGATGGCAGCTCGCGTGAACTGCGGGAGATCATCTTGCACGAAGTCTCAGTGGTGACTGGCTTTCCCGCCTACCCCGCCACAGAAGGTGCACAAGTTCGCAGCACCGAAGAAATCGCCGAGCCAGTCGACGCAGCCGAAGACGGTCTGCCAGTCGATCTTGCTCGTCGCATGCTCGAGCTCAACGCCAAGCGCTGAGCATCGAATCTGCAGCTCGGAGCCATCGCCCGGAGCGCCCCCCATGCGCAACCACCGATCGACCACCACCTGCACTCACTAACCCAACCCAACCGCCACGGAGGCAACCATGACTGACGAACTCGTCACTCGCCTCTCGGAACAGCGCGCGCGTACCTGGGAAGAAGCTAAGTCTCTTCTCGATCACGCAGCGTCCGAGAACCGTGACCTGTCCGGTGAAGAAGCCGAACAGTTCACCCGCATGAACGACGACATCGATGCACTCGATGCCCGTCGCAAGAACATCATCGACATCGAAGCACGCGAGCGTGCAATCGACGAATCACGCGCCGCTCTCGGCGTCCCGGCTGACTTCGGCACTCGTGCCGTTGCTCCTGCCGAGAAGAACGACAGCGACATCATTCGTGAAATCGCCCTTGGCGAGCGTCGTTCGTTCTCGTTCGACAAGCGTGATGTCACCAAGTCCAGCACCGGCGCACCAGTGCCGACCTCGTTCTACGACCAGCTCGTTGAACACCTCGTCATTCAAGGCCCAATGCTTGACGGCAACGTCGTCACCATCCTCACCACGAACAGTGGCGAGTCGCTTCAGATCCCGCGCACCGCTACCTACACCGCTCCAGCAATCATCGGTGAAGGCACAGCAATCACGGAATCCGACCCGACGTTCGCAGCGTTCGTCACCCTTGGTGCGTTCAAGTACGCCGCCACGTTCCAGCTCAGCCGTGAGGTTGTCGAAGATTCAGGCATCAACTTGCTTGACTTCGTCGCCCGCCAGGCTGCAGTCGGCATGGGCACAGCGGTTAACGCTGGCCTCACTGTCGGCACCGGAACCACACAGCCGAACGGCATTGTTAACGGAGCCGGCTCAGCCGTCACCGGTGGCACTGGCGTCTCTGGCGTTCCGACCTACGAGAACCTCGTGGACCTCGTCTACTCGGTTGGATCTCCTTACCGCCGTCGCGGCGCTTCGTTCCAAATGAACGCAAGCACCGTCGCTGCAGTTCGCAAGATCAAGGACGGCAACGGCAGCTACATCTGGCAGCCGTCGTTCCAAGACAATGCCCCTGATCAGCTGCTCGGCTACGCCGTTCTGGAAAACCCAGACGTGGTTGCTACAGGAACTGGCGCAAAGTCGGTCATCTTCGGTGACATGGCATCGGCGTACTACGTCCGCCAGGTTCGTGGCATCGACTTCGCACGCGATGACAGCGTCGGCTTCGTCAATGACCTCATCACCTTCCGCGTCACATGGCGTGGGGACGGCGCGGTCGTCGATTCCAACGCAGTGAAGTTTTACAAGGGTGGCGCGTCCTGATCGGACGCTAACCCCTTTTCGGGCTTTGTCTGGTTGGTGGTGGCTCGTTGCCCGTGCGAGCCACCACCGGCCAACCAGACAGCACACACGGCAATCGGGCGAGGAGCATCATGGGCAAGAGACGGAGCAATTCACATGTGGGTGGTAATCCGCAACACAGAGGTCGAGTTACCTCCGTACCTGGCGCAGTACCTAGTCGAAGCGTCAGTGGCGACACCCGTGCAGGAATCTGCTGGCACTCAAACTTCGCAGGAGCAGGCACCGGCTACGGCGTCCAAACCGCGCAAGTCGCGCGCCAAATCAAAGCCACCGGCCGACCCATCACCCTCTCCAACAACTACGGCACGCAAGGCTTCATCACCGAATGGGAAGGCATCGAAGTCCTCCCGACCGGCTTCCACCCCTACTCGGCAGACATCCTCGACGCCCACCTCAAATACTCCCAAGAACAAACCGGTCGACCCAGCGCTCTAGTCACACTCTTCGACACTTGGGTGTTCAAAGGCGCCAAGCTCGACGACATCAAAGTCATCGCTTCATGGGTGCCAATCGATCACACGCCCGCACCGCCGGACGTTCTCGAATGGTGCCGCCGAGAAAATGTGCTGCCGATCGCAATGGCGAACTATGGCGCACGCATGCTCGAGGCTGCCGGCGTCGACCATCGCTACATTCCACACGGCGTCGACACTCACACGTTCCGACCAGGCGCAACCGTTGACGGTGCGACAGGTCGCCAACTTCTCAAGATCCCCGACGACGCATTCGTGGTCGGGATCGTCGCTGCCAATAAGGGCATCGCACCCATGCGCAAAGCATGGGGCGAGAACCTGCTGGCGCTCGGCCAGTTCATGGCCAGCCATGACGATGTCTACGTCTACATGCACACCGAGAAACGTGGCGCACAAGGCGGCGTGGATCTCGTCCAACTCGCAGGCGCTTGTGGTATCCCTGAGAACCGCATCGTCTGGACTGACCAGTGGGCCTACTACGCAGGTCTGCCGCCATTCGTGCTGGCAGGTCTCATGGGCGCCATGGATGTCAACCTTGCTGCCTCTCGAGGCGAAGGGTTCGGCGTCCCAGTCATCGAAGCTGCCGCCTGCGGCGTGCCCTCGATCGTGTCCAACTTCACCGCTCAGCCTGAGCTCGTCGAAGGTCACGGCTACCTCGTCTCCGTGCAGCCCTACTGGGACGCACTGCAGACCTCATGGTTCGCCACACCGCTGGTGCATTCAGTGCTCGAGGAACTTGAGCACGCCTACGACACCGCCCGAGACGCAGACCGAAAGGCTGCTGCTCGAGCACACGCTGAGACCTACGACAACAAGATCGTCTTCGACAAATACTGGCTGCCAGTGCTCGCCGAGATCGACGAACTGATGGCGAAGTGATCGCCTGGGATCGACTCGGCAAAAGGCACGAAGCATTCGCCACCATCGCCGAGCTGCTGGGCGAAGGCTGTCGCATCGTTGAGACCGGCACCGTCAGAGATCTAGGCAACTGGGAAGGCGACGGCCAGTCAACGATCGTGTGGGACCAACTCGCCACCGACCTCGGCGGCACCGTCACCACGATCGACATCAATCCACTCGGTGCCGAACTTGTCGCCGAACTCGGACTGCAAGCAACGACCGCCATCGTCGGCGACTCACTTGATGTGATCCCAACACTGAGCGGCCATTGCGACTTTCTCTACCTCGACTCTTTCGACGTCGACTTTGAGAACCCGCAGCCAGCCGCCGCTCATCACCTCAGCGAACTCATGGCAGCTCTCAACCTGCTGGCCCCTGGCTCGATCGTCGCAGTCGACGACAACCGAGACGACCAGGGCAAAGGCTCAGAGGTTGCGTGGTTCCTTGCCGAGCATGGCGCTAACGAAATCGTCCGCGGCTATGTCCGCGTCTGGAGAATCTAATGGCCATCACCAACGGCTACTGCACGCTTGCTGAGCTCAAGAGCGTGATGCGCATCAATGACAACGTCGACGACACCATGCTCGAGGCACGCATCACAGAAGCCTCGCGAGTCATCGACCAACACTGCGACCGCCGCTTTTATGCCGACGCTGCAGCAACCGCTCGGCTCTACGTTCCACCGGTCAGCGATCTCGTCATGGTCGACGACATCTCCACGACCACTGGCTTGGTCATCAAGACCGACTCGGCTGGAGACGGCACCTACGCCACAACGCTCACCGCTTCTCAGTATCAGCTCGAGCCAGTCAACTCACTGGCCAAGGGCTCACCGATCACGATGATTCGCCCGGTCAACCTCTCGTTCCTCACCACTGCCGCCCCTGCCTACCTGCAGGTCACTGCCAAGTGGGGATGGCCATCAGTACCTTCGCCAGTTACCTCGGCGTGCATCTTGCTTGCTGGTCGACTCGTCAAGCGTGGCGACTCGCTTCTCGGCGTCGCCGGCTTCGGCGATCTCGGAGCCATCACCGTGCGCGCGATTGATCCCGATGTCGAGCGCATGCTGCGCCCGTATCGCAATCCGGTCGTCGCCTAATGGCTGGCACCGCCTCTTCGATTCAGACTGCACTCGGCGTTCGTCTCGCAACCATCTCAGGGCTGCGAGTTGCCGATCATCTGCCCGAACAAGTGAACCCGCCGATGGCAGTCATACAGATGCAGTCGGTGACCTATCACCGAGCAATGGCTGGCGGCCTTTCCGAATGGGAGTTCACCATCAGCCTTGTCGCTGGTCGCATGGGTGATCGAGTAGCGCAGCGCTACCTCGACGGCTGGATGAGTTACGGCGGCACGCAATCAGTGCGTGCAGCAATCGAAGCCGACACAACGCTCGGCGGTAACTGCTCAACTCTCAAGGTCGGCGACATGATCGCCGTCCGTCCTCTTTCGCTTGGTGATGCCTCGTATCTCACCTGCGAGTTCAACGTCACCGTCCACGCATAGGAGTCCCCGTGAACACCTACAAGATCGTCGGCCCACTCAACGTGGTGGGCCACGAACCCGGCGAGATCGTCAGCGATGACGACCTCGAGGGTTGCGACATCGAGCACCTCATCGGTGCTGGTCACCTCGCAAGCACCAAGTCCAAGACCACCAAGGTCGAACCAGCAACATCTACCCAGGAGGACTAAGCCGTCATGGCCATCGTCATCACTAATGCCAACGTCTCCATCGGCGGCGTGGACCTCTCAAGCCACATCACCAAGGTGACACTCTCAACAACGCGCGCCGAGATCGAGACCACGACATTCGGCAACACTGCCGTGCGTCGCGTTGCCGGTCTCGCTGACTCGTCAGTAGCGATTGATTTTAACCAAGATTTCGCCGCTGCATCCGTCGAACAGACGCTCTACCCATTGATCGGCAGCACTGCTGCTGTCATTGTCAAGCCCAACGGCACCGCCACTGGCACCGCCAATCCGTCTTACACCTTCTCGGCGCTTGTCACCGAATGGATGCCACTCGATGCGCAGGTCGGCGAACTCGCCGCTGCCTCAATCACCTGGCCAATCGACGGCACCATCGCCAAGGCGACGGCCTAGTCATGGCTGCTCTCATGCGTCTTCGGGTCGTTCCTGCACAGGGCGAGCCGTATGAGATCCCTGTCACCCCCAAGGTCATCGTCGCTGCCGAGCGTCAGTTCGCTAAGCCGATGACCCAACTGTTCGGCCAGGACGCCTCTTACGAAGCGCTCTGCTGGGCAGCCTGGAAGGGCTCGCACGTTTCCGGTCTTGTCGTGAAACCATTCGACGAATGGCTTGACGACATTGACTCGATCGAAGCCGGCGACGAGCCGCGCGTCCCTTTAGAGAAAGCATGACGATGCTGGTGGCGCAGGTTTCTGTTGCCACCAGCATCGCACCCAACGATCTGCTCGACACTCCGCCGGACGTGTTCTGGGCGATCGTTGCGGTACTGAAAGAACAATCTCGGAAGGGGTAGTCATGGCCAAGAAGGTCAAGGGCATGGCCACCGAAATCGAGAGCGGTGGACTCGAAACCACCGTTGTCTTGAACGGCTACAACGAGTTTAAGAAACAACTGAAACTTGCAGACGCTGATCTTCGCAAAGCAATGGACAAAGAGATCAAGAGCTTCATCACTCCCGTCTCGTCCCTGGCTAAGTCCTACGTCCCTTCCGTTGCGATGCGCAACTGGAAGAGCGGCGGCAACGGCAAGTGGAGTAGTCGACTCGGCTGGGATCAATCAGAGGTGCTGAAGGGCATCGTCGTCCGCCAAGGTGGAAGTCGAAGCAAAGGCTCAGCAACCTCGGCAGCCTGGCGAATCCAGAACAAGTCAGCCGCTGGCGCAGTGTATGAACTCGCCGGCAAGAAATCCTCGGGCAGTGGCACTGCTGGCATCAGCTTCGTCAACGCCATCACGCTGCGTGGCGGCAAACCATCTCGCCTGATCTGGCGTGCATGGGATGCCAAGGGTGGCGAGCAAGCGATCACTCGGTCAGTGCTCGAGACGATCAACAAGTTTGAGAACGAGCTGCAACGAAAGCTCGACTAACGCAGGACTGAGGACGCTATGGCTGTCAATCTGAATGTCATCTCTCAGTTCGATGCGAAGGGCCTCAACCGGGCGCAGTCAGAACTGGACAAGCTGGCGAAGTCGACCTCAAGCATCTCAACGAAACTCTCAGGCGCAGCAAAGGTCGCCGGCGCAGGCATCCTCATCGGTGCTGGCGCAGTCGCTGCCGGACTGTTCGAGATCGGGTCGTCATTCGACGAAGCCTTCGACAACATTCGCATCGGCACCGGCGCAACCGGTCCGGCACTTGAGGCACTGCAAGCCGACATGAAAGCGGTCGCCGGCACAGTGCCTGCATCGTTCGGCGATGCTGGCAAAGCCATCACCGTCTTCTCACAGAAGCTCGGCCTCACCGGCGCACCTCTGCAGACACTCTCTAGCCAGGTGCTTGAGCTGTCACGCATGACCGGCACCGATCTCGGTGGCAACCTCACAGCAGTCACCGACGTGTTCAACAACTTCGGCGTCGGTGCTGCAGATCAATCGGGCAAACTCGATCTCCTCTTCCGTGCCTCGCAAGCCTCTGGCGTGTCGGTCGCGGAACTTGCCGGCACCATGAGTGGAGCCGGCGTAGTTCTGCGTGAAGTTGGTCTCTCTTTCGACCAGTCCGCAGGCTTCCTCGCCACACTCGCCAAGGCTGGCGTGGACGCTGGCGACGTGATGCCAGCGCTGTCGAAGTCCCTGGCTACTGCAGCCAAGCAAGGCAAAGACGCCTCGAGCGTCTTCAGCGAAACCTTCAACGCAATCAAGGGCGCACCTAGCGACGTTGCTGGCGCAGGCATTGCGCTCGACGTGTTCGGCGCAAAGGCTGGCCCGAAACTTGCAGCCCTCATTCGTGAAGGCAAGCTCTCGTATGAAGACATGACCGCAGCCATCGCAGGCGGCGGCGAAACCATCCTCGGCGCAAGTGCAGACACTCAAGACTTCGCCGAGAAACTGACCATGCTCAAGAACCGCGTGTTCTTGGCCATCGAACCCATCGCCACCAAAGTGTTCAACAAGATCGGCGAGGTCATGGACCAGCTCGGTCCCAAGGTCGACGAGCTCACCAAGTTCATGGAAGAACACAAAGACATGATGGTGGTCGTCGCCGGCGTGCTCGGCGGCATCATGATCATCGTGCTCACCGCCTACACGGTCTCAATGCTCGCCGCTATCGCTGCGACTGTTGCTGCAGCTGCACCGTTCATCGCGATCGGCGTCGCCATCGGAGCGATGGTCGCTGCGGCGATCTATCTCTGGCGCAACTGGGACCAGGTCTTCAAATGGATCATGGACCACAAAGCCTACGCAGCAATCATCGCCATCCTCGGCGGGCCAATTATCCTGCCGATCGTTGCGATGGTTGCAATCATCAAGTGGCTCCAAGCCAACTGGGAAAACGTCTGGTCAAAGATTCAAGCCGTCACTAGCTTTGCTTGGGACAATGTCATCAAACCGATCTGGGACAAGATCTACTGGTACATCCAAAACATTCTCATCCCCTATGTGACCTTGCTGTTCAACATTTACAAAAAAGCGTTCGAGATCATCATGGCCGTTGTCCTGTTCGCTTGGAACAATGTCATCAAACCGATCTGGGACAAGATCTACTGGTACATCCAAAACATTCTCATCCCATACCTGCAACTTTTGTGGAAGGTAGTGCAGGTCGTGTGGGACGCCATCTCTGGCGCAATCAACACCGCATGGAACATCATCAAGGGCGCGTTCTTCAACATCATCAACGGCATCGCAACGGTCTGGGGATTCTTCCAGACCGCCAAGGACATCATCGGCAGCGTCTTCACCAACATCGCCGACGCAATCAGCGGCCCTTTCAAGACTGCCTTCAACTTCATCTCAGACGCCTGGAACAACACCGTCGGCAAGTTGTCTTGGTCTGTCCCTGGCTGGGTGCCAGTCATCGGCGGCAACACCATCAGCGCCCCCAAGTTGCCGCGCTTTGAGGCAGGCGGCATCTTCAACGCCGGCATGGGTGGCGGCTCTGGTCTCGCTGTGCTGCACGACAACGAGATGATCCTGAACCCTCAGCAGCAAAAGGCACTGTTCAGCGGCAAAGGTCTGGGCGGCGGTCCTGCAATCAACGTCACGATCAACACCGTCGCAGGAGATCCCGACGCCATCGAGCGCATCGTGATCGATGCCATCGCGCGCGCTAGTCGTCGAGGCGCAACGGTACTTGTGCCATGAGCCTCGCCAACATGCCAACGCTTGAGGTGCTGTTCGCACCTTCGGTCGTGGGTGCGAACACTGGCACGCGACTGGTTCTTGATGTCACCGACCCTGGTCTTGACACTGGCACCCTCGGCGACGGTGCGTTCTTCTACGACATCTCCACATCGGTGCGATCGATCACCACGAACCGTGGCCGGCGTCGAGCGCTTGAGCGTTTCGGCACTGGCACGGCAACGATCACGCTGGACAATCGCGACCGATCATTCGACCCAACCAACACGGCCAGCCCGTACTACAACGCCACCGTCGGCGTCACTGGCGTCGTGCCCTCGATCCCGGTCGTAGTTCGTGCGACCTGGGACGGCACCACCTACTCAATCTTTCGTGGCTTCATTGACTCATGGACCTTTGACTACTCAGACGCTGGCATCGGCGACGCCACTGCCACGATCTCTTGCTCTGATGCTTTCAAGCCACTGTCGACAATCATCGGCGGCTTGCCCTCATCGGCAAGCATCTCGTCAAGCGCCACGACCACTTTCGACATCGGTATCTCACAGCCTTCAGACGGCGGCGGCTTGGGCCCCTCTTCGATTGACGTCACTGGCACAGGAACAACTGGCGGTATCAAAGTTTCGGGCGGTGTCACAACGACACCGATCATTGGAACTGGCACCGATCTGCCAGGGCTTCGCATTGAAACGATTCTCAATGCGATCAGCTGGCCCGACAATCTGCGCGACATCGACGAAGGCACCACATTCCTTGCCCCGCAAGATGCAACAAAGACCCCGATTGAGATGCTGCAAGAAGCAGCAGCTGCAGACTCTGGCGTCATCTATGTCGACGATGATGGCACGCTCGTCTTCGCCGACCGTGACGCCATCATCTCTGACGATCGCTCAATCAACGTGCAGTCGGTGTACGACACCACCGACGCAGAGGGCAAGAAGTTTGTCGGCACTTCCATTGTTTATGACGACTCTTTGATCTACAACATCGTCAAGATTGACCGAACCGTGACGAACGCAGTCAACGGCAGGACTCTGACCGGCACCACCGTCATCGTCTCAAACGCTGAATCAATCTCGCTTTACGGTGCACGCACCCTCGCAATCGAAGTGCCGATCGTTTCGACAGTGGGCACTGACACTTCCTACGGACAGAACGAAGCAAAGGATCTTGCCCTGTTCTTGGCTTCGCAGTATGCGAACCCTGAGCTGCGACCGGAAGAGATTCGGTTCGCACCGCAGGGCAACCCGTCCACCCTCTATCCCGATCTGCTTTCACGCAAGATTCGCGATCGTGTGACGGTGAAGTTCGCAGTGCCTGGCGGCGGCGATGCTGTCGAGCGCGACTGCTTTGTGGAATCGGTCGGCCACACAATTACGCCCGGCAACTGGAGCACCACGTTCGGCCTTTCGAGCGCCACGTTCTACACCGGCTTCTTCATTCTCGACAACACCAACTTCGGCGTCTTGAATCAAAACAAGCTCGCCTACTAGCAGGAGGACACCGCAATGGGTTCTGGCTACAAAGCATTCACCGCTGGCGCGGTACTAACTGCATCAGATGTCAACAACTACCTGATGGAGCAGGGCGTCATGTATTTCGCGACGACGACCGCACGCGACACTGCGCTCACCGAACCCGAAGACGGCATGGTTGCCTACATCGGCAGCAACGACGCCGACGAGGGTCTCTACACCTACAACGGAACGAACTGGCGTAAGGGCCCAGGCTGGAACGCTCCGTGGGGTCTGATGGTTAGGGCGCAAGGAACCGGACCCGGCACGTCCACGTCCGGCACAACTGAAACGGCAGTCTTTACAAGTAGCTCTTTCACTGCTCTCGCCAATCGGTTCTACCGGGTCAGCATCTCAACAACAATCACCGCAACTGCCGGCGATAGTTACACAATGCGTATTCGCGAGAACAGCACCACTGGAACGGTTTGGTGGGGTGGAAACATTGTTTTCGGTACTGGTCAGACAAAACTAAATGTTCATGTGATGGGTTCTCGGGCAATCGCCGCTGGCAGTTACACAATCCTTCTCACACTGGCTCGCACTGCTGGTGTTTCCGCACAAATCTCCACACTCGAAAACGTCAACATGACCGTCGAAGACATCGGCCCATCCGGCGCACCGGGCTGATGGGCTACTACCTGCTCGACAATCCACCGGCGTCGCCGCAGTTCTATCCCTCAAGGAACGCAACGCCGACCTATGCGATCGGCGTGCACACCTCTGAGGGTCCGACCGGACCAGGCAGCGCGCGCAACCTTGCCGGCTTCATTGCTCGACGCAGCGATCCCGGCTCCTATGCCTGCATCGTCGACAGCGAAGAAACGGTCGTGCTAGTTCCGCCTAGCTTCACCACCTTCAGCGTCGCCGCCTCTGGCTACAACTCGCGCACCTGGCACATCTGTCTCGCCGGTCGCAGCGCTGATCTCAGCCCCGACGATGCCAACACCCAAGCAATGATCGCTCGAGCAGGCGAAGCCATCCGTGCCCTGTGGGGATTCCTCGGAATCGATCCAGCAGCGAACGCTCAATGGATCGGCACCGACGCTCTCAACCGTCCCGGTCTGTTCTGCCACGGCGATGTCCAACCCTGGGATCGCTCCGACGCATGGTCACGCCATCCCGATCGTGCAGCTCTCGATCAGCTTCTTGTCGAAGCGATCGTCGGCCAACCAACCCCACCGGCACCAACGCCCACCGAATCTAGCGAGGCTGACATGTTCAAACTCATCAACACCGACGGCCGCGAGGAATGGTTCGCTCTTACCTCTGGCGGTCAAGCGGTCCACGCTTGGGCCTCAAAGCCTGGCGGCAAGGTTGGGCCATGGGTCGAAGTCATGGGCGGCATCGCCGGCTCAAACCTCTTTGCCGAGAAGCTCAGCGACGGTCGCTTGCGAGTAACAGTCACCGCTGCTGGCGGTCTCTGGCAATCGCATCAGATCACCCCTGGCGGCGGCTGGAGTGCTTGGTCAGATATCAACGCCGGTCGCAGTTAGTGCCATGCTCGCCCAAGCCTCGACGGCCATCAGCGACAGTCCCGGCTTCGGCGCTGCCGAGTGGGTCGCAATCCTCACCGGCATCACGCTTGTGCTCGGTGCCATCACCACACTCGTCGTGCAGGTCGTAAGACTGCGCACCGAGAACCGTGACCAGCACGACCAGAATCTGCGCTCAAACAACGAACGCTTCGACGAACTGATCGGCGACGTGAAACAGATCGGCGGCGATGTTCGTGCCGTCGACGCCAAGGTCGACGCACGCTTCGACGCTGTCACCGACGAGCTGCACCGCCATGAGGCTGTGCACCATCGGGGCAAGCGTCGCTGGTAGTTCTTTCCCTCCACAGACGGGCGACTGCATGTCTGATTCAACGCGCACGCACCTAGTCATTCCTGACACGCAAGCCAAGCCAGGAGTCCCGACTGCCCACCTCGAGTGGATCGGTGCCTACATAATCGAGCGCAAGCCCGACGTAGTGGTGCACCTTGGCGACCATGCCGACATGCCAAGCCTCAGCAGTTACGACATCGGCAAGCGATCCTTCGAGGGTCGCCGCTACAACGATGACATCGAAGCAGCCAACGAAGCCTTCGACATTCTGTGCGCACCGCTTGAGCGCTTCAACGATCACCAGCGCAAGGTGAAAGACAAGCTCTACAAGCCCGAGCTGCATCTGACGCTCGGCAACCATGAGGACCGCATCAACCGGGCAACGAACGATGACCCCAAGCTGCACGGCCTCATCTCTACCGACGATCTCAACTACGAAGCGCACGGCTGGCAGGTGCATCGCTACCTCGAGCCAGTGTTCATCGATGGTGTCGGCTACTGCCATGTGTATGTCCAGCCGATGAGTGGCCGCCCATTGGGCGGCGCAGCGGCAGGTCGACTCAAGCAGATCGGCCACACCTTCACAATGGGCCACCAGCAGACACTCGACTACGCCATCAGGTTCGTCGCCGGTCGAAGCCATCACGGACTCATCGCCGGCGCTTGCTATCTGCATGACGAGGATTACAAGGGGCCGCAAGGCAACGCTCACTGGCGTGGCGTGATCGTCAAGCACCAGGTCGAAGACGGCAGCTACGACCCCATGTTCGTCAGCCTCGACTATCTGTGCCGTCGCTACGAAGGCGTCAGCCTCGCCAAGTTCACCTCTCACATCTACTGACCACCGCCCGCAGGAGGCAATCGTGGACACTCAGCCAGGACCGCTCTGGGACTCTGTCACCGCCGAAGCCAACGCACTTTGCCACGGGCCACGAGGTGCGCTCTATAACCACCCAAGCGTGGACTACGGCCGCACCGCTGAGATCTTTGAAGCGATCACTGGCGTCACTCTCAGCGTGCCTGAGGCAGTCGCCTTCATGCTGAGCGTCAAGCTCTCGCGCATCGGCAACGCACTCGATCAGCAGTTCACCGCTGACATGGTGCGTGACTCGATCGTCGACCTCGCCGGCTACGCAGACTGCCTCTACGCCGTCTGGGCTGACGCCAGCGACGAAGCAATGGAAGACTCGCTAGTCGCTTTCCTCGACGAACTCGACGATGAGTGAGCAGGTCTGGACGTGGCTAATTCTCGCTTGCGATCTGGCTGGCCTCGGCGTCTACGCGCTCGTCATCGAGCGTCGCATCTGGTGGGGCTGGTGCCTGACCGCATCACTGACCGGCGTGCCTTTTCTCGTCTACTCAACGCTCGGACCTCAACCGCGGCCCGCCTTTACCGTCCTCGCCTGCGTGTGGATGGTCGTGCACCTTCGCAACGCCTACCTCTGGAAGCGTGAGTCGTGACCTGCATCGTCGGCCTTGAGCATGACGGCACCGTCATCATCGGCGGCGACGCCGCTGCAGTCGAAGACACTCGCATCACCCGCTACACCGACCCCAAGGTCTTCACCGTTGGTGAGTATCTGATCGGCTACTGCGATTCGTTCCGCATGGGCCAGCTGCTGCAGTACCGACTCAAGGTGCCTAAGCAAATCACCGATGACGACATGACGCACCTCTGCACCGTCTTCGTCGACGCCTGCCGCAAGCTCTTCCACCAGGGAGGCTTCGCCAAGAGCAGCGACAACGAAGACAGCGGGGGAGTGTTCCTGGTCGGCTATCGGGGCGCTCTCTACTGCATCGACGAGGACTACCACGTCGGCCGCTCTGCCCTTGGCTACGAAGCCATCGGCTGCGGCGATCACTTCGCCCTCGGTTCGCTGGCCTCGACCAGTGGTGACCCCGAAGCTCGAGTGCAGATGGCGCTCTATTCAGCAGCTCTGCATTCCACATCGGTCTGCGAACCCTTCACCGTTCTCACCCAATCAACACAGGAGCCATGACCATGTTCACCGCAACCTTCTGGAAGTCAGCCGCCGAGCGCGCGATCAAGACAGTCGCCCAGGCGCTCATCGCCGTCTTGGCTGCGACCACCTTCGATTGGTTCACCGCCGATTGGCAAGCCATCGCCGGCACCGCCGCCACCGCTGGCGTGCTCAGTCTTCTGAGCTCGATCGCTTCGGCTGGCATCGGCGACAAGGGCAGCACCTCGCTGCTCACGCTGCCAGTGAACGCCACCATCCCTCCAGGCTCAGAGATTCTCTGAGCAAGATCCCCGGCTCGATCACGCCGTCCCCTGCTGCGGCGAATGGAAGCGATCAGACCTTCAAGGGCTGAGCCCGCAACACCTAACTGAGCCGGTCTGCGAAGATCCCCCGCTAGTGCCAATAGGCCACGGCGGGGGATCTTCTGCGTTGTGGCGCAACTACCGGCGACGATCTTGGCAGGCGCTCTACGGGCCACACAGGGGCCAATCGCGCGATGTGTACCGACGTGTACCAGCAGCACCTGCGATGCCTTGCGTGCGTTGGGCGTAGATGCAAGTGATGGTTGTCTAGAAACCCCTCGGCCTAAATCGTCGCAGCTCAATCGCCAAGTGCCAGTTAGTCTCGCAATGAACAAAGCCGAGGGGTCTCGCTAGGGTTTTTTCTGGTACACAAATCGGCCTTTTTCGTGTACCAAATGGTGTACCGGGGGCCTCTAATCCCATGTGCCCCTTGAACGTGTAGAGGGCGCTTAAACCCCCCGGGAGGCAACTTCTTGCGGGTTCAAATCCCGCTCCGGGCACTATCAAAAACCCTGCAAAAAAGCGGGGTTTTTGTTGGTTTTCTGAACAGTTTCCCAACGTCGTCACAAACTGACGCAATGGCCGCAACTGGCCCGAATCGGTGCGAATCGGGCCCCAAATGTGTACCGTAATGTGTACCGCTAGGGATCTGAAAGGGCGAGACGTGGCAGTCGACAACTATCGAGGCAAGTGGAGAGCACGTTGGCGAGACGAGAACGGCGCTCAGCGGGCCAAGTCTTTCGAGACCAAGAAGCAAGCCACCGCCTATCTCGCCTCTGTCACCACTGACATCAAGCGCGGCCTGCGGACTTCTTACGACGGCTCGATCTCGGTCGCCGAATTGGCTGAGCAGTGGATCGACGCATCGATCCATCTGTCTCCTGGCACCCTCTGGACATACCAGCGCGATCTGAACCGCTACATCTTGCCGACCTTCGGCGATCTCAAAGTCTCAGCGCTTACGCCGCCGGCAGTGCAGCGATGGCTTGCTCAAGAGTTGAAACGTCTCGCGCCCTCGAGCGTTCGTCGTCATCATCGGACCCTTGCCACGATGCTTAACTGGGCAGTCGACCAGGGGATCGCTGCGAAGAATGTCGTCGACAAAGTCAAAGCGCCACGCATCCCTCGACGAGACATGGAGACCTTCACCGTTGAGCAGATCGAAGGAATCGCCGCTGCCATTCCCGAGCGCTACAAGTGCCTCGTCTTGGTCGCTGCCTATGGCGGCTTGCGCTGGTCTGAACTTGTCGGTCTGCGTCGCATGGATGTCCAAGGCGCGCGCATAACGGTCGCCGGGCAGCTGATGTTTCTCAACAAACAATGGCTGAGAGAAGACCCGAAAACTGCGGCTGGCCGGCGCACGATCGTGCTGCCTGAGTCGGTGGCGATCGAACTGCAAGCACACCTTGACCAGTTCACCGGCCCGAAGCCGAGCGACCTGATCTTCACCTCGTCATTCGGCAACCCGATCTCTCAGAGCTTCCGACGCAACATCTGGTATCCAGCCTGCTACGCCGCCGGCATGGGGGAGCAGGTCATCAGGAACTACAAGCCAGCCTTCGTCAACATGCCCCGCTTTCACGATCTTCGCCACACCTCTGTGGCGCTGGCAATCAATGCTGGCGCTCACCCGAAGGCGATCCAGCAGCGGCTTGGCCACGCCTCGATCGCGATCACGATGGATCGCTACGGCCACCTCATGGCTGGCATGGATGCCGAACTGGCTGGCGACCTTGACGACCTGCGGTCTGCGAAATAGGTGCCACCGCTTGCGCGTGACATCGGTCACGGTTAGGTTGCAGACACTTAGCGGAGAATTGTTATTCGGACGGCGGTCGAAATGGCGAATGCAATCACCCCCCCCGAAATCGGTCTGTCAGAGGGGCTCGCTAGTTTCGACGCCATGAGCGACGACTACACAAAAAGCCAATGGTTCACGGCTTTCGTGTGTGCTGCTCACATCGCTGGCGATGATCCAGCACTGTGCAGCGCAGTAGTTGAGCAGCTGCGAATTGTCGGCGGCTTACTACGAGCGCCGCAGCATCTCAATGAGTCCGAGCAGCGTGGCTTTGTTGGCGTCGGTGAGATCCCGGTCAGCCAAGATCATCTGCTCAATCGTGGTCTCTTCACTGATGCCGACGGGAACCCAGCCCAGGTGGCGTGAGAGATGCCCTGGCTCAACTTCGCAAATCTGCTCGAGGATCAGAACTTCGGGTCGAGCAGGTTCTGAGTAGCCGGTCGTCCAGTGACCGACAGCGCTAGAGGTCTTATCTATGCCAGCCACAAGCGCGCGCCTATGAAGTTGCGCTGCAGACTCGACGCCCGCAGCTGCCATCGCTGCCTTAAGAGCGACCGAGAATGCTTTGCGCTGCTCGTCGGTGGTGTTCGTCTGTCGTGCCATAGTGCTGCCCTAAATCTAGAGCAAGCGTGACCGGCTTGGCCCCTACTGGCTTGCCCTACTTATCACCCTAAGCAGTCGCAAATAGAAAGACAACCTGCCGCCCTAAATCATTTCAAAATCTAAATGCTTGACATGCTAAATAGGTGAGCAGTACGGTGCAGCGGCATGGAGCCACTCACCAACGAATCGGGCCAACTCGGGCGACTTCGTGACCTTCCCTGGCTGGTCGAATACACCGGGCTGTCGAAGGACACGATCTACGAGCTGGTCAAGCAGAACCGCATCCCCGTCACGCGCATCGATCGTCGGCTTCGCTTCGACATCGTCGCCATTGATAAGTGGATCGGCCGCCACACCACCACGCCAGAGCGTGCGGCATGACGATCGTTCGCTGTCCTCGATGCGGACTCATCGCAGCATTCGGCACCGCCGAACAACGACTCGATGAAATCCGTCGCCACACTTGCGCACACCTGACTCACCCAACACACGCTTGGACTGCGTCAACGCCGGACGGTGCAGCGTGAAGCGCGCGACGTTGAAACAGGCGCTGCAGTTCAGCGCACTCGTCGTCGGCTTTGCATTGCTGCCGACACCAGTCGAAGCAATCGCGCAGTCTGATCTTCTTGGCCCGATGATCGCCTTGGTTGCATTGTGTGCAGCTGCAGCGGTCGGCATCTTTGCATGGCCGGTTAAGCGATGAAGTCCGACTGGCTCGCAATGGTCGCAGTTTTCTGCATCGTCTTCATGGTGATGCTTTGGGTCTGGCTGATCAGTGGCGGCGTGCTGTGACTAACCCACAGAAACGCAAGGGCTCAGACGCTGAGCGTGCCGTGGTCGAGTACCTCGCAACCCTTGGCGTGCGCGCGCAACGTATCCCTGCCGGCGCAACTGACGATCGTGGCGATCTGTTTGTGCCGATCATCGAGTGGCCGAGCATCGATGTGAAGAACTACTCGAGCTACGCCGGCCAACTGTCGCACTGGATTGATCGAGCGAACGACCAGGCAGGCAACGCCGGTCGCCGCTTCGGCGTTGTGTGGTTCAAGCGCACACGCAAGACCAGCCCTGCTGATTGGTATGTCGCCATGACAGGCGAAGCCTTCACGACCCTCATGGCAATGATCGGAGAGAAACCGTGAACGAACACCAGATCGACCGCATGAAAGCACGACTGCTCGAAGAGTTCCTGGCTGCAGAGATTGATCGCGAGGTGCTCAGCGACAGCATCGAAACTCTCGAGGTCTGTCGCCGACGCATCGCTCATCTCGATCGACTTGTCGACGCACTGCAAGCCGAGATCGCCTACCACCGTTCGTGTGGTCCGACGTGAGCCACTGGTCTGATCGAGCAGCGTGCAAGGGACTCACCGACGTGATGTTCCCAGTGCGTGGCGACTGGCAAGGCGTGGAACGTGCGAAAGCAATCTGCGCGACCTGCCCAGTGATCGACAGCTGCCTCGAGTGGATCAGTCGCAACCCTGAGCGCTACGGCATCTGGGCAGGCATCGCTGGCAAAGAGATCACCGAAGAGCGCAAGCGTCGGGAAATCATCCCGAACAAAGCCAAGCACGGCACACGCGGCAAATACACAGCCGGCTGCCGATGCGAGCACTGCACCGAAGCGAACGCTGATTACAAGCGCAAGACCCGCAACACCTTCGCCGCTTTCTAACCAATCACAAAAGGACACGGGCATGACTGCAACCGACGAACTCACACAACTGCCGACCCGACGTGATCGATGGGGACGCTATGTCGTCCTGCCCGAAGGTGGCACTAAGCCGATCGGCTACACCAGGGCGACGACAATCGCCAAGGGCATCGAAGACTCGGGCGGTCTGCTCAACTGGGGCAAGCGCATGGTGGCCATTGGCCTCGCGCAACGTCCCGACCTTGTCGCTCTGGTGTCGACAACTCCCGACACCGACAAGAAAGCCCTCGACGGGATCTGCGAACGAGCTGCTGAGCAAGGGGGAGCGACGGTACGTCGTGACCTCGGCACTGCTGTGCACGGAATGCTCGAGCGCTCGTTCATTGACCCCACCTTTGTCGCGCCGGACCCCTACGGCAGCGACATTCAAGCCGTCCACGATGCGCTGGCGTCCGCCCGCTTGCGCGTTGTGGACGGCTACTCCGAACGCATGATCGTGCACGATCGTCACCAGATCGCCGGCACGTTCGATCTCCTGGTCGAAGACGAAACCGGCCAGCGCTTCGTCGCCGATTACAAGACCGGCTCATCGCTGCTCGGCGCGTTGGCTTTCGCCATTCAGTTGTCGATCTACGCCAACGCCGACGCTCTCTACAACCAAGGCGCAGCGGCCGACGGCAGCGAAGACACCCGTGAGCCGATGCCCGAGGTGTCAAAGCTGCAGGGCGTCATCATTCATGTGCAGCCAGGCAGTGGCCACTGCGATCTTCACTGGCTGGATCTCGCCGTCGGTGCTGAAGCGCTCGAGCTCGCGATTGCTGTGCGACAGATGCGCAAGTCAAAGGTGCTGTCACCGATCACCGTCGAGGTCGACGTGGTGACACGCACCAAGCAAATCGCAGCAGCCGAAAAGATCCTCGCCGCCGCTGACGGCAACGTCGACGACGAGTGGCGCGCGTGGATGACTGGTCGACTTAAGTCACTGATCGACGCAGGACACTCGCAGCTCATTCGCAACTCATGGCCCGAAGGCATTCCCACGCTCGGCAGTGGCAAGTCAATTGCCAACCATCTCGCCGAGCCGATCGAGCAGGCAGTGGCGATGATTGAGACACAGGTCGGCGCAGCGTTTCCCGACCCGAAGCCAGGCGAAGTGCTCGTTGAGCGTCGCGAGGCTGCACCACAGCGACGTGGTACACCCGACGAAGGTGCCGAAGTCGGCACTCCTGAGACTCAGAGCGTCAACAAGCACGCACGCAAGCTCACCGTCGAAGGTCGCACCTGGCTCGGCGCAATGATGCAAGCAGCGAAGGATGCGAACCGGCCCGTCAACATGACCGGCCCCGGCGGCAAGAAGACCGAGCGCCGATTCAACATCGCTAGCTCACTGATCGCCTTCGCCGATCACGCCGACGACGACCTTGCTCGAGCGCTGATCTCGATCGCCATCGGCGAAGAGGTTCAGCCAGGACACGACCTTGGCGATGCCATCGGCACGCTCACCATCTCTGAGGCCATGCGTCTCGGACACCTCGCCCGTGCACTCAATGCCGGCTCACTCATCCCGATGTGGGAGTCGAACGGCGTGCGCATTACTGGCGACATTGACGCAGCGATTGCTGCGTAACAAACACAGAAAGCAGGACAGCACCATGACAGACATCATCAGTGAACTCACCCGATCAGGTGGAGCATCAGCAAAGTGGGATGCCATCGGCGACGTGCGCCGCATCGTCATCACCGATGTTGAGAAACGACAGGTGACCGACTTCGTGACAGGCGAACTCAAGACCTGGCCGAACGGCGACCCCGTGTGGCAGTTCGTCTTCAGCGGCACCGATCCCGACACCGGCGACGAGACTCGATTCTTCGCTAAGGGCTTCCAGCTCAGCGCTGTCAAAGAGGCTTTGCGCGTCGCGGGAGTCAGCGCTGGCGACACGCTTACCGGCGGCACGCTTGCAATCAAGTGGACTGGCGAAGAGCCAAGCAAGACCAAGGGCATGAGCCCAGCAAAGACCTGGTCGGCGCAATACAAGCCAGCCACTGTCAACGCTGTCACCGACGATCTGATCTAGATCGGGCACAACGCGCAGCCACCGCCCTACGTCTGGCTGCCGTGCGCCGTATGGGTCGGCGCGTCTGGAAGAGCCGCGCCGACCCCACATTCACACCTGCCAACCACAGCTGCAGGGCATCGAGTCTGACCCTCCTCGGCGACTCGATGCCCTGCGACCTCTCAAGGGGACGACGTGCAAGAACCGCACCTCAACATCATTCAGGACCGCCTCGGCAACTACTTCGTCGAGGTAGCCCAGGGCGCAGAGCGCATCACCATCACTCCGCCGCTGTGGTCGACGAGTGAAGCCACCGAAGCGCTCAGGCGCATTGCATCAGTCACCGGCCTACGCACTGGACGCATGGCCTAATGCAACACGGACCCGACCCCTACACGCGCATGCTCGAGCGCATGGACGAGATGCTTGCTGCGGACAAGGACCGCAACGAACGCAAGCTCATCGAGACCATCGCCGACCTGGCACGCATCGGGCGCACCGGGCAACGACTCGCCGACTACCTCGCTCACATTGCCGCCGAGGAACCAAAACGGCGAGACGCAATCAACGAACTGCTGAGCGCATGGCGACACGCACTCAGCCACTGAGCAACAACTGGCGCTGCCCGATCTGTGCAGACGCCTACTCGACACCCCGACCAGTGCTCGGCGTGCTTTGCGCACCTTGCACCAGAAAGAACCGAGGAATAGCACGATGGATGAAACCCGAATTGACCACCGAAGAACCGCCGCAGGATGCGTCGCAGTGATCGCCCTACTCGGCGCAGCCTTTGCGCTCGGACGCTGCAGCGCACCAGCAGAAGCGCAAGAAACACAAGCAGCACCCGACCCCGTTGTGTCTCTTGGCTATGACTTCCACACTGCTGCCGGCCAAGCCCTCGCCGAGCTCGACGCTTACCTGGTCTCGATCGCGACGACCACGACGACAGCAGCTGCGCCACGAACCGCACCGAACCATCAGCCAGGCGACGATTCTCGCTGGGACCAGCTTGCAATGTGTGAGACAGGCGGCAACTGGTCAGCGAACACCGGCAACGGCTTCGGCGGCGGTCTGCAGTTCATGCACCAGCGCAGCTACTCAACCTGGCTGTCATTCGGCGGGGGAGAGTTCGCACCTCACCCGTGGGAAGCAAGCCGGGAACAACAGATCGACATCGCCGAGCGAGTCCTGGCTAGTTCCGGCTGGCGTGCTTGGCCAGGCTGCGCGCGCAAGAACGGCTGGCTGTGATGGATGGTTGCGGACCCCATTGCGGTCATCACAAAGACATGATCGAGTTGCAGCAGCTGCGCGATCTGATTGCTGCCGTTGCCGACGCTGAGCAAGGCAACTCTGAACAAGCGTGGAGTGATGCGCTCACTGCGCTGTTTGCGGCGGTCGGTCAATGAGTGACGACACCAAACGCTGCGCGAAGTGCTGGCGCTATCTGCCGCTCACTGACTTCGCCCACGACGGTCGCACGCGCGATCGCTTGACCTACCGCTGCAACGACTGCCGAGCAGACGGCAGCAGCGGCACGTTCGTTGCCAATCCTCACTTCCACGGAGATCACTAATGCCATCGATCAAGATCAGCAAGACCTCACTGCCCGATCCGCCCGAGAAGATCGTGCTCTACACAAACGACGGCGGTCCGCTCGGCATCCTGCGCTTCACCTACAAGAACGGCATCACCAGCGTGCTCGAGTACGCACCAGGACAAGAACCGCACCGCCACTACCCGCTGCGATCAAAGCACCGCGCGCGATGAGAGAACACGGCACATGGCGGCGCTACGCCTACGACCTCTGCCGATGTGAACCATGTCGGCGCGCGTACAGCGACTACAAGCGCAACTACCGGCAGAACAACATCGGCCCGACGACGCACTTCCTGCGCTGGCCACTGCAGCCACTGTTCGATGCAGCAGGGACTACCGAGTACCTCGAGCTCGCAGTGCTCACTGGCTTTCCAGCGCGAACGATTCATCGCTGGGCTCACGCAGGACTTCGAGACATCCAAGCAGATCGAGCAGCCGTAGCACTCGGTAAGCACCCGTCAAACATCTGGCCGAACTGGTTCGAGCCCTTGATTCAGGAGCAGGCAGCATGAACAACGAAGAGATCGAAAGCAAGGGTGGAAGACCGCCTTTAGCTCCGACACCGGAGTTGGCAAAGCAACTGCGGTCTTCAGGAATGAGTGTTAAGCAGATAAGTGAAACCTATGGGATTAGCCGTGCCGCAGTTTATGGGCGCTTGCGCAATGAGACTCCGTACCAACGCCGAATCGAGTTGCACGGAAGATGCTCGGCTTTCGTGTGTTCAAGGCCTGCAAAAGCAAACAGTTCTGAGTGTCACTATCATCAGTTGCAGTTGATTTGCGGCGCAGCAAATTGTTGGCGTCCAAAGTTTGACAACTGGTCAGTCTGCAGGGGTCACTTCCGAGATCAATTGATAAGTCAGTTGGAACCCTTCGATAACGATCTTCAATGGGCCTCGGTTTATTTCAACATTCCCTGGACGAGTCGATGCGTTTCATCTGAAGGGTACGTCACTCTGCAGTTTTACAGCCTTTCGGTAAGAGAAAACCGAGTCGTAATGGGGAGACATCTCGGCAGAAGGCTTTCTGCCGAAGAAGACGTTCATCATAAAAACGGAATTCGAAGCGATAACCGATTGGAAAACCTCGAACTCAAGCCACGGCATCACGGCAGAGGGCAAAGCGTCGAAGATCTTCTCCAATTTGCACAGGAAATAATCGCCACATACGGGACTGAGGCAGCATGAACAACGAACAGATCGAACAGGCAATCGACGGGCTAAAGCTGCAGCGCTTCTGGCCACACCCCGAAGACATGGTGCTCGACGCCGGCAGAGCACTTGACGCCATCTACGAGCTACAGGCGCGCTACGACATGATGACCACGCTGGCCAATGTCACCGCCGACACATCAGCCGACCGCATCGACGAGCTGCTGGCACGCATCGAAGAACTTGAGCAACGCAATCGCGCGCTCGAGGTCATGGTCGACCGCATGACCAGCAAAGACGACTGGGAGATCCTCATCGACATGCAGCGCGACCAGTTGAAGGTGCGCAAGGCGTTCAAGAAGGTCATGAAGCAACTCGACGATCTGAACCGGGACGTGGCGTGATGAGTGACGACATCATTGGCGATCTTGTCGGACATGGTTACCGCCTCAGTCAATACGAACGAGATCGACGCGCATTAGTCGTCTCGCTAATTGAGAGCAGCGACCTGCCTCGCACGACCGAACACCCTCACGTCTTAGGAATGACTTGCGAATGTGGCGCATCTGAGTGGGCTTTCCTTCGTTTCATAAAGGCCGACGGCGACGATGTTGCAGTCTTCGCATGTGTCGTTTGTGGCGCAGGGGGCAAAGGATCGCACGCCGTCAAAAAGTCATACATTGACCCCACTGGTCTGCCGATTGTGAAAGACAAGCGAAGCGAGTCATGTCAAGTCTGTGGACACTTTGGTGTGCAGACTCACCATTGGGCACCAGTCCACCTATTCGGTGCTGAAGCTTGGATATGGCCAACAGCGAATCTCTGCGTGACTTGCCATCAACGATGGCACCAACTCGTCACTCCCAACATGGCATTGAAACGAGCAGCATGACAGCCCTCAACATCTCCGACTGGCTGAGCCATCTCTACTCACACACAGACCAGGGCTGGCTCACCCTCTTCTCAGTCGATCGAGAAACTGGCGAGAAGACCACCGCCTGGCATCGCATCGTCGACCATGAGTGGGCAGCAGACGAAGCCACCACACTCGCTAAGTATGGTTGTGTGTGGTTCGGCGTCGCACCTCGAGAGCGGAAACTGCCGAACGGCAAGCGTGGGGGAGCGTCTGACTGTCTGACCCTGCCGGCCATGTGGGTCGACATCGACATCGCCTCACCAGTGCACGCAGCCGACGACCTACCCACCACCGTCGACGAAGCAATGCAGCTGTGCGAAGCGTTCCCACTGCCACCGACTGCGATCATCAACTCAGGCCACGGCTTGCAGGCATGGTGGATGCTTGACGAACCCGCTCAGATCAACGACGACACACTCAAACTCCTCGCCGATTGGGGAGCGACATGGGCAGAACTTGGACGCCGGCACGGCTGGCACGTCGACAATGTCTTCGATGCTGCGCGCGTCATGCGCCTACCGGGCACCTTCAATCGCAAAGCCGAAGCGGTGCCAGTCACGATCATCGAAGCGGACTGGACTCGCACCTACGGCGTCGACGACCTTGCCACCAACATGATCGAAGCACCCATTGCAGACCCTCAGACGGTGAAGCTGCGCAGCGTCCCCTACATCGGAGCCGAGCGACCAGGGGACGCTTACAACGCCGTCACCGATCCGGCCACCATCCTCGAGGGCGCTGGCTTTCACTTCGACCACAACGACTCAGAAGGATCACGCCACTATCGAGCACCACACCGACCGGCAAAGAACGAGACCACCGGAGCGACTGTCTACTCAGACGGCCACACCACCCTCTGGTCTGAAACCTTTGCACGCCAACACGGCATGGATGTGCGCCGGCCCTATGACGCTCTCGGGCTATTTACTCACATCGACCACCGTGGCGACTTCAATGCAGCCACCAAGGCACTGCGCGCGCTGGGGTACGGCTCAGATCTCACCGATCCGCTTGGCGGAATCGAAGCGAAGCCAGGCATAACGCCACCCGTTATGTCTACCGAAGAGCCACCGCTGCCGCTTGGCACGAGCCATCGACACGGCCCCGCCTTTCCGCTTGAGGTGCTGCCCGACTGGATTGCCAACCAATGCCGGGAGATCGCCTACGCCTTCCAGGTGCCCGAAGATCTGCCAGCCATGCTTGCGCTCGGCACGTTGTCGACTGTTCTTGCTGGCCATGTGAAGGTCAACCTCGCCGGCTCGGCATGGGTCGAGCACGTCAACCTCTACCTGGTCTCGGCGCTACTGCCGGGCTCAGGCAAGTCGCCAGTGTTCAAGGTAATGACCAAGCCGGCGCTAGCCGTTGAGAAAGAGTCTCGAGCAACCGCAAAGAAGAAACTCAACGAGCATGATCGCGAGCGTCGAATCAACGAGCAACGCATCAAGCACCACGAGACGATTGCAGTCAAAGGAACCAAGGAAGAACAGCGCTCAGCGATCGAAGAGATCAGCATCATCGATGACATGCTCGATCGCCAGGTTCGACCCTCAGCGGGCTACTTGGTTTCCGAAGACATCACGCCCGAAGCCCTAGTCGAAGAGCTGGCTGCCAACGGCGGACGCATGGCACTGCTCTCATCTGAAGGTGGCGTCTTCGACATGATGGCGGGCCAGTACGTCGACAAAGGCAAAGCCACCAACCTTGCTGTCTATCTGCAGGGCTGGTCGGCTGACTCGGTACGCCGTAAGCGCACGAAGGGCGAAGCGGTCGTCATTGACGAAGCGCTGCTCACTGTCTGTGTCACGACTCAGCCAGGGGTCGTCGAAGCGCTTGGTGCCAACCGTGAGCTCGTCACGAAGGGCGTACCGGTGCGCTTCATGTTCTCCGTGCCACCGTCGCTGGTCGGCTTCAGAGATCGTCGCCGAGTGCTCGAGGACATCGACTCGATCATCAATGCCACCTACCAGGACACGATGACTGAGATCGGACTGGCTGCACTTGGCACGGATCAGATCACCATGCTGCGCACAACCACCGCTGCCGGCGAACGATTCCTCGAATGGGACCAGATCAGAGAAGATCAGCAGCGCCCTGGTGGAACCCTCGCAGCGCGCGCTGAGTGGGCAGCCAAGCTACGGGCCACCGTGCTGCGGTGCTGTGGCATCTTCCACACAGCCGACCGCACTCGAGGCGACCTGATCGACGTGGACGTGGTCGAGCGTGCCATCGTCCTCGCCGACTACTGGATGGCCCACGCCGACGTGGTTGAGAAGATGTGGTCAGACGATCAAGTCACTGCGCGCGCCCGCACCATCGTGCGCTGGTCAATCGACAACGACACGCCTGAGTTCAGCCTTCGAGACATCACCGTGGCGAAGCGTGGCACGTTCCCGACTGCTGAAGATGCAGTCTCACCGCTACAGGCTCTTGTCGACCGTGGATGGGTGACTCCACTGCAAGACGGACCTGTCGAAGTGATGGGAAGGGGCACACCATCGCAGCGATTCAGGCTGCGTGAGGATGCCAATCAGTGGCTCGATTGCTCTGCACAACCATCACAACTACCCGAAAACGATCAAGTTGCGCGGGTTGTGATGGTTGTGCATGAAAACGAAGTTCAGATCCACCCCCCTTTACCCCACAACCTCCAAGCCTCAGAAAACACAAACACCCCTGCACAACCATCACAACCATCACAACTTGCTGCGACCGGCACCGACAACTTCGTGCCTATCCCAGCAGACGACGACCCCAATCCCGACCTGCCCGATCTGATCTAGGAGCCACCAATGACACGCATCAGCCACGCCGAACTGAAACGCCAATACCTCGAGGTCATCGCCAGACTCACGGCCATGCAGGTGGATCTGCCGTCTGCTCTCGCCAACCTGCGAGATGCTCAGCCTGGCTACCCAACAGCGACTGGCGGCGGGGGAGCGCCACGACTCGACGCTGCCGGCAATCCACCAGGACTCGATCGCTACCTCGACCAGCCCGACGAAGCAGCTCAGAATGCGAACCTCATCCTCACGCACACAAGGCAGATGCTCAATAGTGCCGTGGTCATTCACGGTCTCGTCACCGGCTGGGCAGATTCATCGACATCACCACACGAAGGTGGCGTCAAGCCACGACGCACCGCTAGCGGCGGCGACTGTGTCGCGTGCAGCAGTTACTGCTCGGGCACGCACAACGATCGACTGCGTGCTGGTCTCTGTCTTGCCTGCTACCAAGACAGCCGGCGCTCCACGCTTGAGCGTGGCGACTGGATGCTTGAGCGTCGGCGCGCGCTGCTCACACAAACAGACGAAGAGGTTGCGTGATTGGTTACATGGTTACAACGCAGAACCCAACGTGGGGGCGGGGCGGTTTGCATTGCACCCCGTAGGGCGTGTACCCTGTGCGTCAACTAGGCGTCGACCGCACAAGCGGCGACGCCTTTGTCGTACACACTGCGAGTCAACATGACTGATCGCTACATCGGAAGATCGACTCGAGCATGGAAGCGGCTACGGCTGCGAGTGCTCGAGCAGTCAGACATCTGCTGGCTCTGCGGTCAGCCTGGTGCTGACACTGTCGACCACATCATCCCGCTCTCGGTAGCACCCCACCTGGGGGAGTCCCCCGACAACGTCGCAGCAGCACATCGATCATGCAACTCATCACGCGGCGCACGAATGCCAACCGGCGCACGACCGCTGCCCACATCTCGAGCCTGGTGACCCCCCCCGCACCGGGTCGTTTTTCTGTCAGCGCACTGCTGTCCAC